TGATAGCCTGTGACACAAGGTCGGCGAGCGTGGTTATCAAAGGAGTGAGTTTATCTATTACGGTCACGAGTGCCGGGCCGATCCCTTCAAAAAGTTTTCCGATAAGCGGCATGACCTTTTCCAATAATGGTTGAGCGGCCTTTAACGCTTGTCCGAAAAACCCACCGACTGATTTAGCGAGATCAAAAATCACCGGGAGCAGCGGTTTTATCATATTGAAAAAATCCGTTCCCTTACTGACCATGGCGCTCAGAAAACTATTTATTTTCGACCCGATCAACTCTTTGTTTGCCGCTACCCATTCGGATATTTTTGTGACAAACGGCTCAAGCGTTGTCACGAGGGCCGATAGCGCGACACCCTTGATCTGTGTAAGGCTCGCCGTCAATCGTTTCTGGCTATCCTGGAATTTTCCTGCCGCCTCGATTGTATCGCCGGATAGTATTTCGCCGTACTTTTCGGTTTCCTTCATGAGGGCTGTGATTCCCTCGCGGCCCTGGAGTAAAATAGGCAAAAGCTCTTGACCTTGTTTGCCGAAAACTGCCTGAGCGATCGCTGCGCGCTTTGCGGGATCAACAGTCGCTTTGATGGCGTCGGCCGTTACAAGGAATGCCTCGGTCGAATCTTTGGTTTTCCGAAGCGTCGTCATGAGTTGGGGGTTCAGTTTTTTGAGTCCGGACTCTATTGGGCCGCTCATAGTTTTTAATTGGGCCATACCCATGTTCAATTTTTTAAACGTGGCCTCAAAGGTTTCGGCCGACACATCGGAAATATTCATGGCGTAACTGAGTCGCTGGAAACTATCGGTTGTTAACCCGAGTTTTTGGCTGACCTTCCCGATGTTGTCGGCTTTTTCCACGAAGTCGGGAATCTCGCGTGCTATGCTTTTTATTTTGTTGACGACGAAGTCCGCGGCACGACCGGCAAGAGCCATGCCCCCACCCATGAGGAAGCCCTCTTTGAATTTATCTTTGAACTTTCCCCATAGACTCGTGGCCTGTCGCGCTTCGTTTTGGAGTTTGCGGCCGAGTTTTTGGACCTCGTTTCCGGCACTTCCAAACGCGGCTTTGAGCTGAGTATCCGAGGCGGTGAGGATTGTTTTTATCGCGAAGTCTCGGCTTGCCATTTATTTTCCCATCATCCGTCTTTGAAGCTCGATGCTTTCGAGTTCCGCCTCGGTAAGTTCCCGGTGTCCACGATTCCAAAATCGGAGGCTCTTGATTCCGGCGGATTCGATGTGGCTCAGGGAGTTGTACCGGTAAGCGACATTGTACATCATGCGCGCGATGTACGGCCTTACATAAAAAAAAGGACGCCGATAGCCTCGCTGACTTTGTAGTCTATGGGCTCAAGGCTTTTTGTAAAAACGTCCTCGCCCAGACCGGAGAGAGCGCCGAGAAGACGGTTCAGGCGAGATCCGAATTTTGAATCATCTTCCTCGGTCTCGATGATGTCCGAGGCTTTGTATTTTCGGTAACTGATTTCGGTCGCGGTAGACCCGGCGGAGGGCTTTTGCAATTTCTGTGTGATGGACATGTCGGGCTTTATTTCGATGAGGCCCTGGCGGATGTACTTCAAAACTTTCGACAGCATTTGCTCGACGGCCTTCTGTTTGTCTTTGTCGCCGTCGTCGGGATCTTTCCCGTAGTACTCCAGGAATGACATGACCTGTTTCATCGCCGTCTCTTCGGAGATCGGCATTTTTACCGCGATTGAAAACTTACCCATACAAACCTCTTTTTCTTACCCGAACTTGGCTCGGAAACTTGCGGCGGCGGGAGTCGAACCCGCGAATTCCGGATTATGAGTCCGGCGATTTACCACTAATCTACGCCGCGATTTTTTATACCGCTATGAAGCTGTCCCACTGCTGGCGCGGGAAAAGCGTAACAGTCGCTTTGTTGTCCTGGTTGTTCCAGGTTTCAAAATCGATCCACCCGGTGGCGCGGAATGTGTCACCGGCGGCGGTGGTGTAGGCCAGGGTTATATCGATTTCGTTCTCGGCATATCCCTGGAGCGCGATACGCTCGTCTCCGTTGCAGGTTATGGTCACGCTTTTGACGTCCTGCGTCTGGCGAGTTCGTTTGCGGACGTTCCTCCCGGAGGTCGGAATAGATTCGTTTTTCCACCGGCTCGGGGTTACTCCGAAATCGGCGTCGGCCAGAGCATCGTATCGCACGCCGTTGAGAACCACGCTCGTTATACTGCCGCTTGTGTCTCGTGCCATTTTATCATGCTCCTTTAATTGCTCAGGACCGCGAGGCTGATATCGAGGTCAAGCGTCGCGTCGATGATGTTCCCGACACCCGAGAGGATGAGCGGGAGCTGGATGGTAAACCCGTCGCCACCGGTTCGGACCTGTACGGCGGTACCGGCTTTGAGTGCCGCGATGGGAAATGCTGGGGTATAAATCCAGGCGTTTGCCGCGAACGAGTACGACAGGGCCACGAGGTCGTCGATGACGGACCCCACGTCGCGGGCTTTCTGGCGGCTTGTGATATTCGTAACGTCCGCCACGTCGCCCACGATGGTGTATCCCTGCCATTTTTCGGACTGGAAATTAAGTTTTGTCGCCGCTGTAATGTTTTGAATCTTCGAAATGTTTACCATTTCGCGGTAGATGTTCGAGGTCGCGGCGACTGCCGTATTCGCGGCGTAGAAGGTAACCACGTTTTGCAACTTGACCGATGCGCCCTGCGCGACCGTGGGGCTTATGCCGCCGGACACCAGAGTGTTTCGAACGGAGTAGTCGTCGGTGAAACGAGTCCCGGCCTGTTTCGCGGCGTATCCGGGATCTACTCCGGGCAAGACCTCGTTGACATAGTTCTGCTCGGCGCGGGTCATATTGATGCGCGCCATGACGCCGATTGCCGTCGCGGCGATTTCCGCCGGGTGTGTGAGAGAGCCGGGAACAGTGACGATTCCGTTTGTGCGGTCGAGCATGTTGGTGGTCGCGGTGGCGAGTAGCGTTGTCGGCTGGCTCGCGGTAGTCGTGTCGCCCATGAGCACGCGGAAGGGGCGGCCGACTACGCGGTCATAGTTGCCGGTGAATCCGTTGGCGACACCGTTGTAGGTCGAAAGTGCCGAAATGACGGTGGAATCCTGCATGTAGCCATGCACGATATCGGTCACCTGCTGGCCGTTGGGGAGCAGGTTTTGATTCGAGCCAGAGCCGAGGCCGTTGGTCAAGTCGGTAGCAAAAGCGGACGGAACGCCGGCTCCGGATGCCATGGGAGTTGAAACGGTACCTCCCACGCCGGACGGCAGTGTGTCGCCGGGCTGGCTTGCGATGGCCAAGGAAATGAAATTTCCCCAGAGGCCCTTCGATTTCGCGGCGAGTGTGAGAGTTGTGGTACCGGCGGCGATGACGGGCGAGTTCGGGTCAGCGTTGATGAGCGCCTGCGCCTTGCTCGACAAGGTCGTCGGCGTGTCGGTGGTCGCGGTCGTAATGCTGTAGGCCGTGCCGTTGATGTAAATGTTGAAACTACCGGCGACGGGGCTTGATGCGGTGAATGTGATGACGCCGTTGGCGATCGCGCTGTTTTCGGTCTCGGGGAACGCGTAGATAGGTACGGCGCCGTTGGTGCCGAGGAATGCCGCGGCGATCAGGCGGGCGAGCATGGACCCGGCGCCATACAACGCGTTCGCCTGCGCGGGGCTCGTTATGAGCTGCGGGACGGCCACGACGATGCCGTTAGCGGTGTAACTCGCGGGCAGTCCGGTACCCATGACGAGAATGTTTCGCTGGAGTACGGCGGCACTCGGGGTGAATTGTACGTTTGTTACACCTGCCGCCACACCGGCGGCGAGCGAGTTTGCGGTTATGGGCATTATGTTCCTACCTTTGCGCCCTGGCGGGCCGGGTCATATTTCGGGCTTGCGGGGGGATTGCCGAATGTCGCGGCAATGCCTGCGGCTGGGACCGCTGTTTTGTCTGTTGTAGCGTTAAATACGGTGTCGATTGCGAGTCCCGGTGTTTCGTCGGTGGATACCGGGTACTCGACGATTTTGCAGGTGAGATTCATAGTTCCGGAGATGGCCACGACTTCCCCGCGAATGATCGGGTCGCCTTTGCGTGTGGACGCGAGCCAGTTGTCCGATATCTGCCATGTGGTTTCAGCTACTCCGAAATTTCGGTTTTCGGGGTTTCGGAGGATATTCCAGACGATCGAGTATAGATTGTCCCACGCTGCGTCAGCTACGTCCTCGGCGGCTGCGTTTGCTGCCAAGGCTGCCGCGATTTCTGGCGCGGTCGAGGTCGGGTCGTTGAGTGTCTCGATATCGACAACCGAGCCCTTCGCGATGGTGAGTAGAATTTTGAATGTCACGGTACCGGTTGCTTTGCCTGAGCGTGGAGATCGAGACTCGTCCCATTCGGTCTGTGAATAAAAAACCTGGACCATGGGACGCTCGTAAATAAATTCGGCGCGCTCGCCTTGGGTCTGAGCGCCCACGACGTAAAAGTTCGTGCCTGCGTTTGCGGCTAAGAGATTTTGTAAGGCGGTTTTTACGAGTTGGAAAGTCATAGCGTCACCGTCCGAAATATACCACTTTTTGGTAGTGGTACACCATAGGTAGCGTACTCGAATGTTTTCAAACTGGACAGTTTGACTTGTTTGATTAACTCTATATTGGGTAATGAGTTGCGTAGACGTTTAACGGGGTTTTGAGTTGACACTATATTCGGGGTATCCGAGTATATGCCGGATTCGTTTCGATTGATCGTGAGCAATCCTTGCGCCTCGGTTTTCACGCTACCACCGCCTGAGTCGCGCGCTTGAGGTATAAGCGGATGGTTCCGATGGTTCGGCCGTCGTCGGACGCTTTTGATTTATCGAGGATGTAGGTTGTCATCGGCGCGCCTGTGATTGGGTCTTGTGGGACAAGAACCTCCCACACATCGCCGCGGACTGGGTTTATCAACCGGGACGGAACCGAGGTCCGCCGCATCGTCAAAACCATTTCTTTTATAACGGTTGGAATTCCTGATTCGCTGAACTGCTCTCGGCGCGAGTCATAGAGGACGTTACCCATAAGAGGGGTTGCGCCTGTGGGGTCGTTTGCGTTTGTACTATATGTAACGCCATCAGGCCCCCGCAAGACTACGGGGAGTGCGAACTCGCCTTCGACAATGTCGATGAGTTCGGCCTCCATGAGCGCGCGCTCCGAGACAGACATTTTATTTCTGGTCTCCCAAAGAGGGTTGTGCCTCGGGTTTCGGCTGACGCTGTCCGGTCTGTTTCCAATCCTCGGGTACGAGCGCGTTAAACTCGGGCGGTATTTCGTCGCCCGAGACGAGGGTGAGGCCGGCGACCCGGAATATCAAAGTGGTGTTTTCTTTTCCGACGGGTACGGTCATTATGCGCCTATGCCTTCGCCGAGATTTGGCTGCTCGGCATTACCGGTTACGGTCTGCTCGCGCTTGTCGCTCGCGTCTATGGCTTTTTCAAGATCGCGGTCGGCCTTGACTTTGTTGTTTTTCTCGATGGCCTTGGTTGTAGCAAGGGACTGGTCCAGCGCGATTTGAGCAATGTTCTGCTGATCCTCGGTGAGGGGCTCCGCGCCGAGACCGACATTACCGACGGCGCCGTCATCGACAGCCTGACCGTCTTCGCCTTTTTTGCCCATGCGATCGCCGAAGTCAAGGAATTGCAGGAGACCCGCTTTTTCCTTTGCCTTTTGCCAATCGAGGTCAATGCCGGTGAGGTTTTCTTCTTTTTTGACCTCGCCGCCGGCGCTTATGATTTTAATGGTTCCGTCGGCTCTTTTGAGCCAGAGGGTTCGGTTCTCTACGTCGCCGATCCAGCGGAATGGTTTTGCTTTTGCCATGTTATTCCCCTTACTCCGGCTTGCTGATCTTGCCGTCAAGATCGATGAAATAGCATCCGTCGGTGGTTCTTATCCAGCCGATATAGCCTATTTCTTGGGGGTTCGAGTAAAATCCGATTTCTTTCATTTTCTGGATTCTCCTTTTCGATTCAGGATTCGATTACCGCGCTCTCGTTTATGAGCGTTTGCGCTGCCGCGTCCCCGTCTTTGACGTCCTGGGTGGATACCGTAATTTCATCCACGACGGTTCCGGGAGAGCCAAGACCATAACAGACGTAAGGCCCGCGCGAGTATAATTTGTGGACCTTACTACAGACCGGGCAGACCCCCGACCAATAGTTCGAGGTATCGGTACCGTTTCGGGGATACAGTGTGTTCGCGGGCATCGTTACCTCGGGGCCGCTTTGCCCTCGCGGACAAGTTGGGCCAATCGCTCAGGGGTGATAAGCGCCGTTCGCACGAGTGTTCGTTCCCCGTGCGGCGGCGCTTTTTCGATAACCTGGTGGCCACGATCCCGGTCCCCGTTATACACAAGGTCGCCGGGGCCGAGCCACCAGAAGCTAATGGTCTGGCTCACGTCGAGACACCCGCCACCATGTAGCCCCATGCGTCAGTCTGAGTCGTGCAGAAAATCGGGGCGGCCTGGATGGCCATGCTTACGGCTTTTTTGTCGTCTGACGGATATGCGCGCAGATAGAACTCGTTGGGCTGGATGGTCGCGCCGGGATTGAGAACGTTGGTCGGGAGACTCGGGGACATCGGGTTGATACCGAACCACTCCATGATTTGCTGCATGTCGATGCTGGTCATCGGTATCGCCTCGGCGGGGCCGAACGCGCGGTCGGCGCGGGCCTGACTGGAGCCGATAAGGCACCCGGTGTCCGGGAAGTACTTGGTCGCCGATCCCGCGTAGGACGTGTACACGTAGGGGTAGGTGAAAACGGTGAGCGTGTAGCCCTTAGGGGTGCGGAGTTTGCCGTAAGGGATGAGGCCGGCGTCAACGAAGCGCTGGAACTCGGGGCTCGGTACGAAATTGCTGCCGAACTGGATTAGGTCGAAGTACAACTTGTTGCCATAGTTCGTGCTGACCTGGCTGTTTGCAAGGAAGTACTGCATGGTCGTTCCGCCGAAGACAGCGAAGTCCGGCATGAGTTTTCCGTTTGCGAGCAGGACATCGCACAGTGCGTCGATGTCGGTCATCGGTGTACCGAGCGCGTTTCCCCAGCCGTGCGTGAGACTCGGGGTATTCGCACTATTGCGGCGGAAGTCGTAAATGTTCGTCGTGGTATCGGCGATGTTGGAGATCGA